GAAGAGAACAGTTGCAGTTGATATAGGGCAATCTGCATCGGCAGACAGATATGAGTTACAAATTCGTGGGTATGGCCCATGGAATGGAAGTACAGACTATTACTTCCCAGTATCTTATTATACAACACTATTAACATATAACGATTCTCCCTACACTATGGAGTCTGGTAGATCAGGTGGAGTTTTAACAGCAACAGCAAATGTTGCAGATTATCAGTATTATGAAATTACTGCCAGGGCAAAGTTTGGCGGAACTACAGATGGATCAATCATATCTACAAATACATTGTATCCGCCAGGAGTTGCCCCAAGTTCCCCATCTATTTCTAGTATAGCAACAACAGCAGACTATTTTGGCACCTATATATCTTTTAATATCTATCAGTCCTCTTTTGGAAGCAATGCAGAAAAATATTATGAGTACTCATTAAATGGTGGATCTTTTTCTCAAATTAGCACGGGAACATACGGGACGCTTGGAACTGGATACATAAACCAAGTAAATGGTGCAAAGATATATGTTGCAGAAGGAACATATTATACTGTTCAAGTAAGGGCAGTAAATTATGACGGAGAGACTAGTTCATCGAGTAACTCTTTGAACATAACAAGCTCTGCACGGCCAGGAGCACCGACAAATGTTGTAGTAAAATCTTTTGCTGCAAATACTGGTCACGTATTTTTTACCTCTGGAAATAATACAGCCTCAATGAATGCATGGCTTGAGTATGATAGCTTTATGGCAACCGACTCAATACAGGGATATATAAATATAAATAGTAATACTGCTGGGGTAATTGCTTTATCTGGAGCAAATTCTACTACAAGAAGCTACACCTCTTATCTGCGTCCTTACTTGTCTAGCAATAAAACAGGAGCAGAAGGATCACTTACTGCTTATGGTTCAAAAGTGCTAAGTGGAAATGATAATCCAACAGCAACTATTGGAAACCCTTACCTTGGAACAAATGGATCTTACGACATAGGAGTTTCAATTGTTGGAGGAGGTTCAGCAAATAAACATGAAGTTGCTTTAGTTCAATACCTTTCTCCGTATAATACTATTGCTACAAAAACAGTATCTGGGATAAATGGAACTGCCAGCTTCACGTCAGCAGATGGCACTCAACCAAATACAACATATTATGTAAGAGTGACTTCGATATATGAATATTCAACTGGAGTATCATATAGCGGAACTCCAAGTGTTAGCTCAAATATAAAAACAAATGCAATAGCAGCAACATATCCAACATCTGTAACTGCAGCAAACAACGGAAGCACAGACACAGTAACAATTTCTTGGTCTGGTGCTACAAATGCAACTGTATATAGAATTTATTGGAATAGCAATGGAGTAAGTCCAGGTTCACCAGCAACATATTATGATGAAGAAAAATTTGTTAACTTTTCAACAATTACAGAAACTTCAGGTTCATGGGCTTGGGGCCCATCAGATCCAGATAGAAATAGTTACACCCCATTTGGAAGAGGCGCACAATACTATTTTGTATCAGCTTCTGCAGATGGAACAACTTGGACTCCATATGCAAGTGCCAAAACATCAAGTGCTGTTGGAGTATACCTTCCAGCCCCTACAATTAATACAAACCCAACACTTTCTGGAACCCCAACTGTTGGTCAAACACTAAATCTTGGAGTTGGTACATGGAATTATAGTCCAGCATCTTATAATTTAAGACTATACAGAGGAACTCCAGGGGTTATTACTTCAGAAACTTTAGTTCAAGATTTTGGAAATGTTACCTCTGCAACATATACAATACCTCCTTCTGAGTTTACAGATTCACAATCAAGTGGAAGAAAAAGATATAGGGTATTTGCTTCTGCAACAAATAGCACTGGAACATCTGCATTAGTTGGTGGAACTGAGACTACAACAGACCTTGCAAATAATGTATTGACAACTCCAGCAATTGTTGGAACCCCATCCCAATCTTCTCCAGGAGGAACTTTAACTGTTAACGTTTCAGGTGGAGGACCAGCTTATCAAATTTATTGGTGGAGTTCTGCTACAGCTCCTGGAGTTGGAGTAACTCCCGATGGCTCAAGCACAACAACTACAATTCAGGATACAACTGGGCCTGGTTCTCTTGGAACATGGTACGTGTATGCAAGATCTGCATTAACAACAGGAACTACTGGCACTACTGCTCCATCAACATCGCTCAGTAATTGGAGTTCTGGTTCGTCTTACACTCTTTCTGCAACAAGATTTTTATCTTATGATGCCAATACTGGAACTGGGGCCCCATCACAAACAAGTGGAACAGATAGTGGTTCTGGATGGGCTACAACAGTTTCTGGAACCGCCCCTACCAAATCTGGATCTACTTTTGCTGGATGGAATACAAATTCATCTGGGACTGGAACAAATTATGCATCAAATGCAGCAATAACGCTTACTGCAAATGTAACTCTTTGGGCAAAATGGACAGCCAACTCTGTAATTCCAACAATAACAATGTCTGGAAATACTGGGGTTACAGCTGCTCAAGGAACAATTAACTGGACATCAACCAACCAATCAAGTTATAGCTCAGATGGAACATTTAGCGGAACTGGAACAACTGGAACATCTATTTCAAAAACTGGACTTTCTGCATCAACAACATATACTGGAACAGTAACAGTAACATCTTCTACTGGAAATACTGCATCTGCAAATTACAGCTTAACAACATCAGCTGCAGCAACGCCAGCAACATTTACAATTGGAACTGTTTCAGCTTCAAAAACTGCAACAAGACAAATAACTGGAACATGGACTAGCACAAGATCTGGTGGATCTTTTACAGCATGGTATACTAGAATTAGAAATACTTCTAGCGGAGCTACGGCAACCCATAGTTTGTTTAGCGAAACTCCAAAATCAGATATATACACTTCTCTTACTGGAACCTCATACAGGTTTGGAGTTCAAGGAGTTTCTTATGATTCAAATTATTCAGTAAGTAGATATACTGTAGGAACCTCTGCTCAAGGTGCTTATACAGAAAATGGATCAAATATTAACCCAGCGTAAGGATAAAAATGTTTAATGAAATAAACAAAGAAGTAGTAGAACAAATTAGAGAAATAGAGGACCTCCAGAGGTCAACTATGGTAGAGATAAATAATATACTAAGGTCAATACCAGATCTTCTTACAGAGGGTGAAGAACAAAGACCAAATTTAAAGGCAGCAAATGCAAAGATGGTAGACTTAATTACACAGAGGTACGCTTTATTTGCCTCAATAGGGGTGGCTCCTGAATCAAATTTACCAGATAATATAGAAAAACACTTGCTATCTTAAGCAATAATGATATAATATACAAGGAGGAACAAATGACACCTACAACACCAGCAGAACCAACAACATTGCTTTCCGTAGAGGACAAGCTAACAATTGTAAATCAACATATCCGTAATCTAGACTACTCAATTTATGGGGCGGAACTAGACATTATGGTAGAAAATGCTGCTCAGACACCAGACGCAGATAAGCTTGCAACAATTAATGCACAGCTATCTGGTCTAAATGCTAAGAGAGCAGTCTTGGTTACAGAACAACAGTCTATAGTAGAATAGAGATATAAGTGGCTGACAAGGCAGAATTAATTATTACTGCTCTTCAACAAAGAATTGGCGAAATTGTCTCAAATTATGAGACACAGGTTGCATTTCTTAGAGCAGAGATAACAACAATTTTAGAAGAACAACAGAATAAAGATATGGCTGCAGATCAATACAATCAATCTTTAATTAATAAAATAGAAGAGGCAAATTAAATATTATGGCAGATACGAGCTTTAACTTTGAAGACGGAGCACCAATTAGTGCATCTGAATTAAGAAAACTTGTTGAGTATGTTAACAAGGTTAACTCTCAAGCGCTTTCTCTGCCATCCCAGTTTGGAACTTTAGCAGACAAGGCTATTGCACAAAAGATGACAATGGGAACAATTTCTGTTCCCAGCCTTAGTCTTACTGCTGCTAAAGAAATTCCAATTGCTTTTACTCCGCCATTGACAGCGGCCCCAGCATCAGTTCAGCTAACAGTTGAAACAAGTTCAATAGATTCAGAAATCATTGTGTTTCTGAAATCGGGTGCAACAAAAGATGGATGCACAGCAGTTTTAACAAGAGCAGCTAATGCAATTGGAAAGTCAGTAACAACCCCAGGATCAGTAAAGGTCCACTATTTTGCAATAGCAAAGTCCTCATAAGGACCTTGACAAACCAATAAACAATAGTACAATAAGATAAACAAAGTCACGGACTCGTGGCTTTTTTCGTGTTAGGAATATAATGAGTAATGATTTAAAATGGATGTTATCATCCGATCAGCAGTTCCCTTATCAAGATGATAAGATGATTGCTCTGTGGTTTAAAGTAATGAAATGGTTTAAGCCAGATGTTGTAGACTACCTCGGTGATACAGACGACCAAGCATGCTACAGCAAGTATACAGAAGGACGCTCAGCAGAATTTTTGCAATTGCATAAGGATGACAGTCGTGACTTAATTGTTCCAATGATGAGACACGAAGCAAAGGGTGCAAGAGACTTCTATGCAAAAACTAGAGAAATGCTTCCTGATGCACAACTGTTCTCCGCCCTTGGAAATCACGACATTAGAATTTTTAATTATGTAGACGCAAAGCTTCCAGACTATATTAACGAAGTAACACCAGAGGCTTTGTGGTCTTTGGATTCCCTAGGCTATGAATACATTTACTACAACGAGTTACCTAAGCGCCGCTTTGGAGACATTCACGTCCACCATGGACTTTCTATTTCTGCAACAGGTGCGGTAAGAAAAGATATGGAAGACATGCAGGTTTCTCTTATTAGAGGGCACTCACATAGAATTGCATCTCATATGGTTACGTATGAGTTGAGAAACAATGGAGAAGGCGAAACTCTTCGTGGATACGAAATTGGTCACATGTGTGACGAAAAAGGTCCAGGAATGAAATATACACAGCATCATGATTGGCAAAAGGGGTTTGCTATAGCGCACATTGAAAATGGTGAATATCCTCACGTACAAATGATTCACGTTTCACCAAACTACAGTTGTGTAGTTGACGGGAAGTTCTTCTCGCTATGATGAAATGCCAAAGATGTAGGGGGAGAGTATTTGTAGATAGAGTATTCTCTCAAAAACTTCACATGGAGCTTTATTGCCTTATGTGTGGAAGACGCTGGATGGTAAATAAAGAAACGAGTGGTTTCGGAAAATGGCTAGATCAAAGAGAAACAGGTCACAAAAAAGCTTTCGGTATTTCTTCTTAAACGGAAAACTACATAAAGTTTTAAAGTCCTCTAGAGTAAAAGATCAACTAATTGCTTGGTCATATCAAGATAAGGCAAGAGTTCTTTATCCAGACTCGGACGTACGTAAGCATATGCAAAATGCATACACAATGTCTCAAGTTTCTATAATGATTGGAAGGCATAAAGTTACTATTGAAGATTATATCTTAGAGGGAAAAATCAGAGCCCCTCAAAAGGTATATCCTATTGGTAATTCAGAAAGCAAAGCTTGGTCTCAATATATGTTTAGCGAGGACGATGTGATTGAGCTTCACGAATATCTTTTGTCGGCAGGCAGGGAAATAGAAAAATTGCCTACAAAAAATGAGTTAAAGGCCTTGATGAAACACAACGTTATATTGTATACTAAGACAACATCAGGAGAATTCGTGCCAGTTTGGAAAGCAGAATGACAGAAGAAGAAGAGTTTGATTTCTTAAATGAAGAGACTGCACTAGAACGTGCAGCAGTAAACCTTGATCTTGCATCTGTTCATGCAGATAAGAAAAAAGATATTGAAGGATTGATTACAGTAGCAGCAGCATGGATGCAAGTTGCAGATAGATTGTCAGAAGAGTTTATGCCCAAGCGCAGACCTGCTTTGGGTTTTGGAGTAGAGGAAGAGGAAGAAGATGACAGAATCGACACCAACAAGGGTAAAGGTGGACCTCCAGTTCACAAGAAACTTGGGGAACTACGAGAGCATCAGAATCGGTATTGGCGTTGAGGACATTGTTCGTCAGGGTGAGAATGCAGATTCTGCTACAGACCGAGTTTACAAGTTTGTAGAAGAGAAGCTAATTGAAAAAACGGCGGAAATGGAAGAGGAACTAAAGGGTGGCAAGTAAAGTAGACAATAAGCAACCACATTCTTTGTTAACATTTTATATCTCTTTATATAAAGATAGATATAGCAAAGACCCAATCCTTAATAGATTTAGGGAAAAATGGGGAATGCAAGATGTTATTGATACCGTAGGATATCAACGTGCAAAGGATTTGATTGAATATTACTTTACTTTAAATAAGTTTGGGCACCCACTACAGTGGTTCTTTTATAACTTTGATAGGCTAGACAAGCTTTGGAAAGATATAGAGGATGACAAAACGCATAGAGATATGCTAAGATCTAAGACTAAGACGATGGTGGAAGAAAGAGAGAGGCGGTTAAGTGAACACAGAAGCAACGCTGATATCAGCAATTTGCAAGAATAAAGACATATCAACAATTCTTGCTGATAATGTTGATGACCTATTTACTTCCCATAAAGATGTTTGGGATGGCTTAAAGTCATACTATTATAAGTTTAAAGCAATTCCAGAAGTAGGCATACTCACAGATAAGTACAGAGACTTTGAATCTGTTGAGGTAAAAGCAGAGACTGGATATTACTTAGAGCAATTAAAAACAGAGTATCTTACAAATAAACTCAAGACAATTATTTTGCGCTCTGGTGCAGGATTAAAAGAAGATGCTCCTTCAAGAATTATTGCACAGATGCAATCAGAGCTTGCAGGTCTTGCAAAGTTCACAAGTAATGTAAGAGATTTAGATGTAACAGATTTTGAATCTGCAGAAAAGTATTTTGAGCAAGTCAGACTACGTGCTAGCGCAATGGGTGGTAGCCCAGGAATCCCAACTGGATTTAAGGCAATGGATACCGCATACGCAACAGGTATGGCACCAGGACATTTAATTGTTGCAATTGGTTGGCCAGGACGTGGTAAGACATGGTTTACTTCTTACCTTGCATGCAAGGCTTGGGAACAAGGATTTAAGCCAATGATTATCTCGCTTGAAATGTCTCCAGAAGATATGCGTAACCGTATTTACACAATGATGGGTTCTGGTTTGTTTAAAGCCAGCGACTTCTCAAGAGGTGATGTAAATGTTGACGACTTTAGATCATGGAGTAAAAAGAATTTTGAAGGCAAGAATGGTTTTGTTCTTGTTTCAAATGAAGGAATGGGTTCTGTAAATGCTAATACTGTTCAAGCAAAAATTGACCAGCATAAGCCAGACCTAGTAATTCTGGATTACCACCAGTTATTCTCAGATACAAAGGGAAGTACTGGAGCTACCGAGAGAAATATGAACGTCTCTCGTGAATTCAAGATGCTTGCAATGAACAATAATATTCCAATTATTGATATCACTGCAGCAACAATGGACGATGTCTCAGATCAAGATAACCCACCAATGCTTTCGCAAGTGGCTTGGTCAAAGGCTATTGAATATGATGCTGATATGGCAATTGCTATCCATAGATACACTGACACTAATATGATTGAGATTGTGTCCAGAAAGAATCGTCACGGAGATGGCTTCGGATTCTACTTGGACTGGGATATCAATCGGGGTATAATTAAGGAGATATATGAAAATATTCAAAAATGACCCATCAGCGTATACAGCGATTCCAAGTCAGGGCACAGTTTAATAGTGATGCAGACATCATTAGGGTACGTGCTCAGTACGAGTCACTCCTAATTCAGGAGATGCGAGATAAAGGATTTGTTAGAGTTCTTGAAATAGATCCAACTTTCTCAGTATCATACGACCAAGACATTTGGTCCTTTATATTAACAATGCACAGCGTATATGTGGGAAAGAAGAAGGCATGGCAATCAGAGGGAATTTCGCAAGGAAAATTGATTCCACGAGATATACACCGTCACACATTAAGTCAATTTTAAAAACATTAAACATTAATGTAGTCGGTGAAACAGGGAATGATTTTCTTGCATATTGTCCATTTCATTCAAATAGACATAGCTCTAGCTTTAGCGTAAGCAAAGAAATTGGCGCATGGCTATGCTTCAACCCATCATGCGGAGAGAGCGGAACATTAATTGATTTAGTTAAAAGAATAACTAAACGAAATGATTACGAAGCTCTTAGATTTATTACAGTTAAAGAAGCAGAAGTTATGGCAAACTTCGATGAGTTGCTAGAAGACACTCTAGAAGAAAAGCCAGACTTTATTGAATTTGATTCCACTACAATAGATAAACTTACATCTGAAATGAAACAATATGAAGATGGAAAGAATTATATGTATACTCGTGGATTCACAGATGAGACTTTGGAGTATTTTAATGTTGGCTATTCTAATAACCGCAGTATGGTTACAGTTCCTGTGCACAGTCCAGATGGTATTTGTGTTGGCGTTGTTGGCCGCAGTATCAAGGAGAAGGAGTTTAAGAACTCACCAGGACTCCCTCGTAATTCTACTATTTTTAATATTCATCGTGCTAAACGTATTGGTGCAACTTGCGTCGTTGTGGAGTCTAGTTTCGATGCAATGAGAGTTCATCAGGCTGGATTCCCAAATGTAGTGGCAACTTTGGGTGGGCATATATCTTCAAATAATCTTTCTTTATTAAATAGATATTTCAATAGAATTATTATTATGACAGATAATGATGAGGCTGGAAGATCCCTTGGCAACAACATCCTTAACAAATTAAAGAATAAAGATGTATTGTGGGCATCGCATTCATATGGTACGATATACCCACATGATGCAAAAGATGCTGGCGATATGACCGATCAAGAGATTAAAGCCTGTATAAATAACTCAGTTTCACATATTGAATATATTAGCTGGTAATGATATAATTGTTATACAGATGGATTTACACCATCAACTACATAGAAAAAGGAATATATTATGGGTATTGTAAAAGGTTTAAAAGATTTAAATAAGACATTAGATAAGCCACAGTCTTCAGGTGGAGATAGCGTAAAAGGTCGTTGGGTAAAGCTAGAGGACGGCGAAAGCGTAAAGGTAAGATTTCTTCAAGAACTAGATCCAGACTCTCCAACATACAATGACAAGTTGGGTCTCGGTTTTATTGCAGTAGAACACACAAATCCAAAAGATTACCGTCGCAAGGCTTTGTGTTCAATTGATGACCAAGGTAAGTGCTGGGGTTGTGAACAACATCGTAAAGACTTTAAGGCTGGCTGGAAAGGCCGCTCACGCCTATACATCAACGTATTAATTGATGATGGCAAAGAAGAGCCATACGTAGCAATTCTTTCACAAGGTTCAAGTGGAAAAACAATTACACCAACACTTATTGAGTACGCTGGTGAAATGGGAAGCATCACAAACCTTATTTGGCGCATTAAGCGTTCTGGAACAAAGACAGACACAAGCTATACAATCATTCCTCTTGGTAAAGATGAAGTTGATTTTGATTCATCAAAGCTTGAAATATTTGAACTAGAAAAGACAGCAGTTCGTGACCTGCCATACGCAGATCAAGACTCATTCTATCTTTTCGGAGATAACGATAAGAGCGAAGGCTCAGAATCCACTGGTAGCAATTTAGAGTGGTAATTATTTATAACTGGGGCCAGTCTATTGACTGGCCCTAAGTTATTTAGTAGAATAGCAAGATGAACACATATGATATCCCAGACCCATTCGATACATTTGTTGCTAACAAATATAAAGACTATAAAGGGATGCTGTACGACTTCTTTGCTAGAGAATGGCATATGGAATGTGGATGTTGCAAGGAAGATTTATATGCACCAAATAAAAAAACTATGACAAAGATTAGACTTTATCATACTAGAAATGAATGCTTGGGCGGGTACTAATGAATTTTACACACCTTCATGTTCATAGCTTTTATAGCCTTATGGACGGATATAACTCACCAAAAGAGTTGCTTCAGGCTGCAAAAGATTTAGGACAGACATCCTTAGCTGTTACAGATCACGGAACCCTATCTTCTCATAGAGACATGCAGATTGCTGCAAAGGAATTGGGAATGAAGCCTATACTTGGAGTAGAGGCGTATATTTCACCAACAGATAGATTTGACCGATCATCTAAAACAGATAAAACAATTCAGGCGTACAACCATATTATATTGCTTGCAAAGAATCAAAACGGGCTAAACAATATTAATAAACTTCAAGAACTTGCTTGGACAGAAGGCTTTTATCATAAGCCACGTATTGACAGAGAAATTCTAAAAGAGTTTGGCGAAGACATAATTATTTTGTCTGGGTGCCTAAACGGATTAATTACAAAAGCAATTGAAAAAAATGAATTTAATGATGCCAAGATGATGCTTAAATGGTTTAAGACAAATTTTGGAGACAACTTCTATGTTGAGGTTCAACCAGGAAACCCACCTGAGATAAACAAAAAGCTTCTTGAACTTGCAGATGAAAATGGAATTCGTCCAGTTGCAACTTCTGATGCACACTTCTCTAAAGAAGAAGAGCGGGTTTTTGAAGAAGCAATGCTTATCCTTTCAACTTCCCCTAAAGTAAATAAAGAACTAGATTTTGATAAGTCACGTACGTTTGACAATATGTTTGATAGATTTAATTATCTTTGGCCTGACCGCAGAATATCATTTGAGCATTTAGATTTGTATATTATGAGCAGAGAAGAAATGTCTGCTGAGTTTAACAAACAAGGTATTACAAGAACGGATATATATGATAATACTGTTCATATTTCAGACCAAGTTGAGGAATATTCATTCCACCAAGGTCTAGACCTGCTTCCCGTTCCAAAGACTAATGCAGATAAACAGCTTAGGGAGTTGGCCCAGGCAGGGCTGGAAAGGCTCGGAAAAGCCTCTGAAGGGGTCTATAAGGACCGTTTAGACGAAGAGCTAGGAGTTATCAAGGACAAGAATTTTGCCTCATACTTCTTGATTGTTTCAGATATGATTAACTGGGCTAAAGACCAAGGAATTAAGGTTGGGCCAGGCCGTGGCTCTGCTGCTGGATCTTTAGTTTGTTATACATTAGGTATTACAGATGTTGACCCAATTAAATACGATCTTCTATTCTTTCGCTTTATTAATCCAGAAAGAAATGACTTTCCAGATATTGATACGGACTTTGAGGACAGACGTCGTAAAGAAGTAAAAGACTATTTAAAGAAGCGCTTTAAAAACGTTGCTTCTATTTCTACATTTACTTATTTTAAAGATAAGGGTGTGGTTCGTGATGCTGCTCGTGTATTTATGATTCCTCTACAGGAAGTTAACCGTGCACTTAAGCAGGTAGATACTTTTGAAGATTATATGGATTCTCCAAATACAAAAGAATTTAGAATGAAGTATCCAGAGGTAGGTTGGCTTGCGGAAAGATGGCGTGGAAGAATTAGAAGTACTGGAGTTCACGCTGCTGGAGTTGTTGTAGCAAAAGATGATCTAAGAAACTATGCTCCAATTGAAACTCGTGAAGATCCAAAGGACAAGGTCTCTGGAAGAATTCCAGTTGTTGCTTACGAGATGGAAGCAGTTGCAGACATTGGCTTAATTAAGATGGATGCACTGGGCTTAAAAGCTCTTTCTATTATGTCAGATACATTATCCTCAATCAAGGATAGATATGGCAAAGATATTATTCTTAGCGAGCTAGAGCTTGAAGATGAAAACGTTTATAAGAATTTGAATCAAGGGTATACAAAGGGCGTGTTTCAGGCTGAAGCAACTCCATACACAAACCTGCTTATAAAGATGGGCATAGATAAGTTTGAAGACCTTGTTGCATCCAATGCATTGGTTAGACCTGGAGCAATGAATACTGTTGGCGCTGCATACATTAACCGTAAACATGGTAGAGAAGCCGTTGACTATACGCATCCAATTATGAGACCTTTTACAGAGAATACTTATGGAGTTATTATTTATCAAGAGCAGGTTATGCAGGCATGCGTACACCTTGGCGGAATGTCTTGGTCAGAAGCAGATAAGGTACGCAAGATCATTGGTAAGAAGAAAGATGCAAAAGAGTTTGACCAGTTCAAGGACAAGTTTGTTTCTGGAGCCTCAAAGCACATTTCTAAAAAGCAGGCTGAAGACCTGTGGCACACCTTTGAAGCTCACGCTGGGTACTCTTTCAACCGTTCTCACGCTGTTGCATACTCTATGGTATCCTTTTATACTGCATGGCTTAAAACATATTACCCATTAGAGTTTATGTTTGCAATTCTTAAAAATGAAACTGACACAGATGCAAGAACAGAGTATTTAATTGAGTCCAAAAGACTTGGTTTAAAAGTTTTACTTCCGCATATTAACGAATCAGAAATTGATTTTTCTTTACAGAAAGATTCTATGAGGTTTGGGCTTGCAGATGTAAAATATATATCAGACAATATCGGAAGCAAAATAATAAAAGGAAGGCCGTATTTAACCTATGAAGACTTCATGGAAAAAAGCTCTGTTAAAAACAGCGGCGTTAATAGCCGTGCTATTGGGGCTCTTAATGCTATTGGGGCAGCAGCTTTTAAAGACAATCCAAGAACAGGATTAGAGCAAGAAAGTTTTTACGAGTATCTTGGTATACCGCAGTTTAATTTGCAAGATCTGCCGCCAAGAATTAAAGCGCAAGCAAGACCTATTGAAGAGTTTGACGACCTTGGTTCCTTTGTAATGTTTGGAATGGTCAAGGCCATAAAGCGTGGAACTGGCTGGGCAAGAATTGAGTTGGTGGATGAAACTGGATCAATTGGCCTTTTTCATACAGAGCAGACTCAAATTGAAGTGGGACAGATGTATTTTGTTTTGGTCGGAGACAATAGAATTGCACGTTATGTTAAGGTTTCTGAAACAAAAGAAGACAGCGAAGACTTGTTTGTAGACTATCTATATCGTAAAGAATATGATAACATTCCAGAAGATAAATATATGGTTCTTAATTTTACTCCATATAAAACTAAAGCTGGCAAGACAATGGCTCATATAGTCTTTACAAATAAAGATAAGGAACTGACAAGAGCTATTGTTTTTTCAACTATGTACAAGATAGCTTTAGCCAAACTTAGAGAAGGAATGGCTTGTGATGTAGTTTTGTCCAAGCTAGATGACGGAACACTTATGGTAAAGGAAATAAAATGATTGAAGTTATAATGACAGAAGAAGAGGCCAAAGACCTAGAAGACTCTTTGATTTATCACATGGAGCAATGCTATAACACTCTTTATGATGAAGATGAAGTTGCAAAAGATTGGGAGCCGTATCAGCCATTTGACGGTTGCTCAAATTGTGAAACAAGAGAAATGCTTATGAAAACATTTGAATGGTTAAAAAACAACAAGGATATAGCTATATATGTAGGAGATGCAAATGAGTGAAGAAGTAACAGAGATTTCACAAGAGATTAACGTAACGTCTCTATTGGTTGCAATATTGAAGACAATTCATTCTATTGAAGTTCCTTCAGATATGGTTCTTAATCCAGCAGATGAAGATACTGGACTTATTGTTTCTTATAATGAAGGAAACAATACATTTACAATTTCGTTAGGGGATCCAAATGGGAGTAATTAAGACAGATAATTTTAGAGTGCCAGCAAATGCAGAGAAAACTACACAAACAGCATCAAGCATTCTTTTAGACCATGGCCTAGATGAGTTAGCATCAGTTCTTCACGAATCTGCAATTGAAAAGGGTTTCTGGGATGGGGAGCACAACTTTGATAAGATTGGAAACAAGCTTGCCTTAGTACACTCAGAGGTAACAGAGATACTAGAAGCAATTAGAAAAGATAAAGGCAGCCGTGAAATTGTTGAAGAGATGGCAGATGTTTTAATTAGATTGCTAGATGTATATGCTGCTCTAAAAAAGATGGGCACAGTAGAAGATTCTTTAGATGATGTCCTAGACTTTAAAGTTGATAAAAATAGAGGAAGACCAAGACTTCACGGCAATTTGTTTTAATGGTATACTATCTAGATAATAGAAAGAGTTCAAATGAACATTGAAGAAATTTTAGCTGGGCTAGACCCAAAAACTCGCAAGAGAGTACAAATTGCAACAGAAATAGATAATCAAAAGCAGCCAACCCCTAGCGTAGGCCTGACCCTTGCCACTAAAGGTGGATTTGGATACGGAAGACAAGTTTTAGTATGGGGAAATAAATCTGCTGGTAAGTCTTCATTTTGTTTGCAGATGATTGCTTTAGCACAAAAAGAAGGAAAGACTTGTGCATGGATTGACGCAGAAGATTCCTATGATCCAGCGTGGTCAGAGCTACTTGGTGTTGACTCAAGTCAATTGATTTATTCTCCAGCCAAATCAATAAATGATATGGTTGATATTGCTACGCAGTTAATGGAAGCAAACGTTGACATTATTGTTGTAGACTCAATTTCGGCACTGCTACCTGCCATCTATTTTGAAAAAGATAGCACTGACTTGAAGAAGTTAGAAGATACAAAACAAATTGGAGCAGAAGCAAAGGATATGACCCATGCGGTCAAAATGTTAAATTATGCAAACAAAAACACACTACTTGTTCTCATCTCACAGCAACGAAATCAGTTTGGATCTATGCATGCTTCACACATCCCCACAGGTGGCATGGCAGTCAAGTTCTTTTCAACCACTGTCGTCAAGCTCTGGTCTTCTGAAGCTGAAGCTAATGCTATTAAAGCTGGCGTTAAAGTTGGCGACAAAATTATTGAACAAAGAGTCGGAAGACCAGTTAATTGGATTATTGATTACAACAAACAAGGCCCCCCAAATCTATCAGGACAATACGACTTTTACTACCAAGGGGAAACTATTGGTATAGATGGTGTTGGAGAAACATTAGATGTTGCAGAGATGTATGGCTTAATTGAAAAAGGTGGAGCCTGGTATACTATTGGAGAAGAAAGATTTCAAGGACGTGCTAAAGCAGTTCAGTACCTTAAAGATAATCCAAAAGTAGTAAAAAGTTTAAAGGAGAAAATTTATGCCAGATCTTAATGATTTTATAAAAGATGCTGCACCAGATCCCAAGACAGAGTTAGCTTTTGATCAAGATCTTCCAGTTGCTGGAGGCACGTTTGAGTGTCAAGAATGTGGTCAAGAAGTCTACTCTGCATTTTTTAAACACAAAGAGGAAAGGCTCACGTGGACCTGCAGTAAAGGTCATGTCTCGTCAGTTCCGTTTAAATAATGTCAGAAAGAGCAGAGATAAAGCGTGATGGAGCAAAAGGACAAAAAAATTCTGGTCGTGGCGATTACCAAAAAGGCGATTCCATTTGGCATAATTTTGTAGTGGATTATAAAGAGTATTCTAAATCAATCTCTATTTCAAAAGATATGTGGGCTAAGATTTGTACAGATACTTTTAAAGTTAGTCGGGATAAGAGCCCAGTACTTAAACTTGTACTTGGTTCAGAAGGCGCCAAAACAAGACTTGCAGTAATTGAGTGGGCGTTATTAGAGCAATTAATCGAATGTTGGGAGACACACAATGAGTGATAAGAATACTTTAGAGCTTATAAGCGAGATAACAGAGTTTAATGATATGCATGAGTTTATGTCTGACGATCAGTTGGATAGAGCACTAGCGATCTTGGTAAAGCTAATAATGAATCCAGAGGTGCCATCTGCAAAGGCTCCTATGCTGATTATTGAATTGCAGGCAATCAGTGCCAAACTTGCCATTTTAGCTTCATTTTACTCAACTATTGCCAAAGATAAGGCTGGAACGGTAAACAACAATAAAAAGAACATTTATTACTCAGTTAAAGAAGCTTTAGACAGACTAGTAGATGCATTGAAGTATTCAGCGAGGTATAGCGTTTAATGGGAAAAGCAATCATAAGTAATTTAAAGTTTAAAAAATATGTGGGTAAGTTTGATCCAGCAGTATTTGGGGAAAAGCTAAATGAGGCGTACCTTGCAACAAAAAGACCAGATGGAGAAATGACAAAATACTCATTTAGTCCCAGCACTATTGGTTATGGTCATGGTAATTGTGCAAGATATTGGTATATGGCATTTAGCGGTGCAGAATTTATTGATAATAATGAAGCGGTTAATATTGCTAACATGGCAGTTGGAACACAGTCTCATGAAAGACTCCAGGGTTTGATCAGAACTTTCCCAGAATTTGTAGAAGAAGAAAAAGAAATTAAAAATGAATATCCTCCAATTCGTGGCTTCATAGACCTTGTAATGAACTATGATGGAGAAACTGTTATTGGAGAAATTAAAACTGCAAAGCAAGAGGTCTGGGATACCCGACAGGCAGAGATGAAGTCTTCAACAAATCACATGCTTCAGCTTCTTACTTATATGAAACTAACAGATGCAAAAGAAGGATTCTTCTTGTACGAGAACAAGAATACCCAAGAGGTCCTTGTTCTGCCAATACAGATGAATGATAGAAACTCTAAAATAATTAACGACGCATTTGAATGGTTGTCTAAAGTTTGGGATAATTTTAAAGATGGAGATATGCCAGTAATTCCAGAGGGATACACAAAGTCAAAGGCTCCGTGTAAGTATTGCCCACTAAAGAAAAGTTGCTGGGCTAAAACCGCAGATGAAGGTTCTGTACATATTCCTTCAATGGATGTACAGGCATAATGATTTGTGCAAATGGTGACTGTAATCAAGAATTTACGGCAAAAACCCATAACCAAAAATACTGCTCTGACGAGTGTTGCAGAGTTGCAACAAACAAAAGGATCATGGAGAAATACTATGAGAAGAAAGCAATTAGAAATGGTGCAGTAAGGCTATGCAAATGTGGTGGTCAATTAAGCCGATACACAGAAAAAACTGTATGTACAATGTGCGTTGATAAACAAAAGCGGGAGACAAGAGCAAGACTAAAGGGGATGCTTGATGGGATTAGCTAATCTTGTTAAGTCTAAAGCTGTTAGGGTTTTAGGCATAGATGCATCAACAAATTCAATAGCTTTTTGCCTTATGGAGAACGACGTTCCCATTAAATGGGGGAAGCTAGAGCTTAAAGGCCAAGACATATACGAGAAGATATATGATGCAAAAAGAAAAATGCATGCAATGATTGATGAATTAAAGGCAGATTATATTGTAGTAGAAGGTGCTGTATTTGTAAAGTCAGCAGATGCAGTAATTAAATTGTCTTATGTTTATGGAGTTGTAATTGCAGAATTGATGGCATCAGGAGCAAAAGTTATAACAATAGCCCCATCCTCTTGGCAGGCATACATAGGCAATAAGAACCCGACCAAAGAAGAGAAGCAGGCAATAAGAGCACTTAACCCAGGTTATGCAGATTCTTGGTATCAAAACAAATTAAGGAACATGAGAAAGCAGAGAACTGCTGACTACTTTAATAGGAAGTATAATTTAAATGTGGTGGATTTTGACGTTGCAGACAGCTTTGGTATTGCACATTATGCTAACAAGGTGTTGACGGAAAGATGAAATACTATCAAAGTGAAGAGTGGTTGTATAGAAGATACGTTATTCAAAAAAAGAGCATAACTGAGATTGCTATTGAATGTAATACCTCTGCTATGACTATACAGAGATACCTAACTAAGTTTGGACTAATTAAAAAGCGATGAATAGACTAGAGCTTGGGTCTGGATCAGTCCCTTTACAAGGTGCCGTGCATCATGATAGAATAAAGCATTCCGAATGGATAGATGTAGCCTGGGACCTAGAAGTTATTCCTTGGCCCTGTGAAAATGAGGAGTGGGATGAAGTCTATGCAATTGATGTGTTTGAGCATCTAAATACAGAAATTGTAGATTGGCTGTCTGAATGTCATAGGATACTTAAGGTCGGCGGAAAACTTACTTTAAGACTTCCAGCATGGGACAACGAATTATCTTATCGTGATCCAACGCATAAGAAAGTTTTTCACCATGAAACATTTGACTATTTTGATCCTGAAAAAGAATTGTATGAATTGTTTGGAAGGTACTACTGGGATAACGTTCCGTTATTTCAGGTGACATTTGTAGGTAGAGAAAATAATGACCTACGATTTGAACTGATTAGGAGATAGTATGTTAAAAGCAGTATTTGAAGATGTTGAAAATTTTAACTGTAGCGATCTTTATTTGAAGTCAGTTGGTGCGCCATCTGGTGGCAAAATTTGGGGAGCATGCCATGAGATAGCTCATCTATTAATTGAAAAGAATATTTCTTATGGAGACTCTGCCTTAAATCCTGCAAGAATATTCTCTAGGGCGGATGCAACAGAGCAATTAAAGGTAAGAATAGATGACAAACTAAATAGAGTTATAAATAATCAAGGTTACGCTGGAGATAACGATATTGATGATTTGATTGGATATTTAATTCTATATAAGATTGCTAAAGCAAAATCTAATTGACATTTTAGTCGACTAAAAGTATACTAGAGTAATGTCTGATATAGAGTTAGCGGATCATTTTGACCGCATGAATAAGGTAGTCTCAGAACTACTTAAGGGTAACAACCCTACCCAAATTGCAACACTTACTGGCCTCAAGAGAGCAGATGTTGTTGAGTTAATTGGTGAATGGAAGTCGGTTGTCCATAATGATCAGAACGCCAGAGAGCGGGCTAAAGAAGCCGTATCAGGTGCAGACCAGCATTACGCAATGCTTATCAAAGAGGCATGGAAAACTGTTGAAGATGCAGATACCCAAGGTCAGCTAAACGTTAAAGCTGGAGCCCTAAAGCTTATTGCAGATATTGAAACAAAAAGAATTGCCATGCTGCAACAGGTTGGCCTCTTAGATAATGCAGAACTTGCTGGACAAATTGCAGACACAGAGCGTAAGCAAGAAATATTAGTTGGAATATTAAAAGAAGTTACTGCTTCATGTCCTAATTGTAAGATGGATGTTGCACGTCGGCTTTCACAAATAACTGGAATTGTTGAGCCTGTACAAATAGTATCGGAGCAAGATGTCATTTGATTTTAGCGATCTTATTGATATGCTTGACGGCGAAGAGTTTGAAGAGCGCCCAGTAGATCTAAGAACATTTGTCACTAGCCCATCCTACCTTGGCCTACCAGTTTTATCAGAACACCAATATACTCTGATTGAAAAATCTTCTCAAATTTATAAAGAATCAACACTCAAAAAGCTATTTGGTGAAGAAGAGGGTGTTAGAATATTTAAGCAAACATGCAATGAGGTTGTTGCACAATTAGGTAAGGGTTCTGGAAAAGACTACTCGTCTACTATTGCTACAGCATACGTAGTTTATCTTCTTTTATGTTTAAAGGATCCAGCATCATATTATGGAAAGCCTCCTGGAGATTCAATTGATATTTTAAATATTGCTATTAACGCACAACAGGCAAACAATGTTTTCTTTAAAGGTTTCAAGACAAGAATTGACAGGTCCCCATGGTTTGCTGGAAAGTATGAGTCAAAAGCATCTGAAATGAAATTTGATAAAGCTATTACAGTTCACTCTGGTCACTCAGAAAGAGAAGCTTGGGAAGGCTATAACGTTATTGTTGTCATCCTTGATGAGATTTCAGGTTTTGCAATTGAAAGCACAACTGGGCACGATCAGGCAAAAACAGCAGATGCCCTATACGACATGTACCGTGCTTCAGTAATGTCTCGTTTTCCAGATTGTGGAAAGCTTATTCTTCTTTCTTTCCCTAGATTTAAAAATGATCCTATTCAAAAATTTTATGAGTCTGTAATTGCAGAAAAAGAAACTGTTATTAGAACAAAAGTTTTAAAAATGGACGAGGACCTTCCAGATGGAATGGAAGGCAATGAGGTTACAGTTGAGTGGGAAGAAGACCATATAAAGTCATACAAGTATCCTAAAACATATGCACTTAAAAGACCAACCTGGGAAGTAAACCCAACAAAAAAAATAGAAGACTTTAAGGTTGACTTCTACAGAAACCAGCTAGACGCTCTAGGAAGATTTGCCTGCATGCCCCCAGAGGCTGTAGATGCATTCTTTAAGTCTAGAGAAAAAGTTGAAAAGGCTTTTAGCAATACTGGAATTGCTGTAGATAAATTTGGAAGACTAGAGCCTTGGTTTAAACCTCAAGAAAATACTGATTATTTTATACACGTTGACCTAGCTCAAAAACATGACCATTGTGCGGTATCACTTGCACACGTACGTGACTGGGTTAATATTAAGGTTACAAATGAATACTCTCAGCCAGCACCAGTTGTTGAAGTTGATGCCGTTATGTATTGGACTCCTACTGCAGATAAGTCTGTTGACTTTACAGAAGTAAAAGACTACATTCTTTCTTTAAAGAGCGCTGGATTTAATATAAAGCTTTGTACTTTTGACAGATGGAACTCTCATGATATGATGCAACAACTAAAACAATATGGCATCAATACAGAGATTCTGTCTGTCGCTAAAAAACATTATGACGATATGGCAATGGTTGTATTAGAGGAAAGAATTAAAGGTCCTCACATACCACTATTAATTAATGAATTGCTTCAGCTAAGAATTATGCGGGACAAGGTAGACCACCCTCGAAAGGGCTCAAAGGACCTTTCAGATGCTGTTTGCGGATCAGTATACAATGCAATATCTAAATCTTTTGCCCCAACAGATAGAGAAATTAATATTCACACTTATGAATCAATGAGTTATGAAGCAGATTTTGGAGAATCTAAAGAACAATCGTTTAATCTTATTAGGCCTCCTAAATCAATGCCGAACGACCTGCAAGACGCAATAGAAAGAATGATGACAATATGACAAATATATATCAAGAAAGAGCAAAAGAATGCAAATGTTGTGGAAAGCATGTTCCACTTCCAACGGTTCTACGAGAATTTAATGGGACAATGATGTGTCCTACCACATATGCAAATGTTTTAGAGTATACTAGGATATGGAAGCAAATTGGTTCTAGGCCAAGTGGTAGTATCAGAAAACATTTTTCTGAATATGTGCAACAAGCTGTAGAAACAAGTATTGACAAGAGTGACGACGTTAACATATAATTAAGCTATGTGGTAGTAGCTTAGTCGGTTAAAGCCCCAAACTCATAATTTGGTAATCGTAGGTTCGAGTCCTACCTGCCGCACAAGGAGAAGAAATGGAAGACGGAATGTCAGACCTAGATCACTATCTTGATATAGGCGCTATAGAGATGGTAGGCGTTGATGAAAGCGGAGAATTTATTTTGAGTATAACTGAAGCCGCAAAAGAGCTTGCCCCAGAGCTATGGGCTGCTCATGTAAACCATATAGACGAAACATTAATAAGCTTGTATAGAAAAGGATTAATGTCTGTAGAGTATGACGAAAATTTAGATGCCACGTTTTCTTTAAATGAAGAAGGAAAAAAAGCTATAAAAAATTTTGGTCTGATACCTATGGATATTGAAAAAGATATTCCAAACAATTAAATTGGTTAACCAGTCTGTATTTTTAAAAAAACGTAATATAATTATCTTGTAGGCGCTAACCCCCCTACGCATTCGGGCTCGCTACTTTAGGATGATTATGGTTACGTAAAGGCTAACATTTGTTAGCCTTTACTTTTGCCCTTGTAGCTCAGCGGATAGAGCGAGGCTCTTCTAAGGCCTGCGTCGGAGGTTCGATTCCTTCCAGGGGCGCAAAATGCTATAATATAATTAAGTCAACTATAATAAGGAGAAATAAAATGGCAGAAACAACACACCCGCTAGCCGCAAAGGTTGTAGCAGCAGCAAAGAAATATGCTGATGAGGGATATGCAGAAGGACCAAACAACGATACAGTTTTTGGAAAGAGATACGGAATGAATCACCAACCTTGGTGTGCAATGTTCGTTTCGGGATGCTTTGATGACGCAGGATTAGTTCACCTAGTTGCAGCATCAACAAAGAAAGGCTTTGCATCTTGTGATGCAGGAGCACAGTGGTTTGCAAAGAACAAGAGAATTGTTCCAATTGGACAGGCACAAGCAGGAGACGTAGTGTTCTTTAATTTTGATAAGACACCAACTGACACAGAGCATGTTGGAATTGTTATTTCA